GTTCTCCCTCTTCGAAGGCTGCGTTGTTGTCCGTGTCGATGGTCAGCGTGAACGGCATCCGTCTCTTCTCCTTTACTACCTAACCCTACCGCCCGGCCCAGGATACCCAACCATGCTGGCTTCATAGATGTGCCTCCAATTCCTCGTCTGTGACGAAGACTGTCTCCCCGCAGGGGCAGAGCCTGGTGTGGAACGCCTCGACATAGGCTAGGGTATCCACGTTGAAGGCGATCAAGTAGTCCGGTCCTCTTGGCAAGTTGTCGGGAAACGTAACCTCCTCTCCGATAAAGTAGGCATCTCCGTCTTGGATTTGTGGCAATATCCACATGTCCTCCGGGGCTGGGTAGTGGCGTACCTTATAGCCTTTCGTCATGATGCTTCTCCTTCCGCTACGATGTCGAAGATGAACTCCTGTAACGGGTTGTTCCTCCGTATCCGCACCTTCTGGTCGGGTGTGATGATCGCTTCCACGTCTGCGCCATCATCAAGGCATTGTTCGATTGCTTCGAGGTCAATGGCGCGGAGCACGAACTCCCGGACCTCTGCTGCGGTCTTGCCCTTAGTAGTCAACTTCCCACCCCCCTTCTTCTGAATAGGTGGCCTCTCCGAGGTCGTCTTCCAGCCGTTCGCCTGCAGCGAGGTTCCAGCCGCAGTAGCAGCGTGCCAGCCCCTTGTGGTACCCGCACTTGTAGCAGACCTCCACTCCACAGTAGCGCTGGGCCTCGTATTCGTGTAGACAGGTCATGGCTTTACTCCTCGCTGTCATGCTGACTCCTCAAATTCGAGCAGCGTCGGAGCGACCCGCCACGTCCTGAACTTGTTGCCCTCCTCTGTGACGCTGATGGTCCTTTGATTGATGCGGGCGATTATCCCAAAAACCTTGTCTCCATTCTTTGTGGGGAAGCTCACGCGGTCGCCTCTCGTGAATTCGTCCTTTGCCTCGTTTTGCTTTAGGTACCACGCGGCTTTGTAAATTGACCTCTGTTCCTTTGGACTGTATTCGGACAGTGCTGCTATCAGCCTGCTCCTGTTCTTGCACATGTTAGTCCTCCTTATAGATCGCGCTTCGGGGAATTGCCCACCGCCGCCAGATTTTCAACACGCCCTTGAGCCGTCCCTGACGGCAGAGTGCCCTTGTCCAACTCTCCGAGAACTGCAACGCCTCTGCCGCTTCCCGGATGTTCAAGAAGGGATCCGGGTCTTCGTCGCTCGGCGCTACGTACTTGGCCGCGACCTCTTCGTAGGTCATCCTGGTGACCTTGACCTTGATCTTCCCGCTCTCATACAGCGTTATGATTTTTTCCAGGTCTTCTGCCGTCAGACGTCGGAGTCCCCGATTCTCTAGCTCCTTGATCTTCTCCTCGTCGAGATCGTCAACGAGGATGATCAGCAGTTCGTCGCCTGAGTCGTCGGCAAACCGCAGTCCCTCTTCTTCGTCGCCCTCGCATGTCCCCTTGCACTCGCCTATGTGCTTGAAGTTGAGGATGTCGAACTGACACCCTTCTCCCTCGCTGATCTCCTCCTCCGCTTTCGTCCGTGGTTTGAGGGAACAGTTGTCTGCGTGTCCAGCGTTCGCTTGGTTCCCGCAACACCTGAATCTCATTGCCATGTCAGCACCTCCTTTCTATGCTTCCACCTCTCTCTGTGTGTAGATGCCCTGGTTGCCAAGCTGCGCGAGTATCCACGGCACCGCCTCGTCTGCGCCCCACTTGCGAATGTACGAGTCCATGCCCTGTACATAGATGTCCTCGCGCTCCTCTTGGTCAAGCTCTCCTACTCGACCGTATCCAAGCCCACTGATAATGCCTAGCTTCTGTCTCACGTCAAACGCCTCGTGCTCCCACGCCGCGAAGATGAGCCGACGCAGCGTAGAAGGATGCGCTAGGAAGAATACCAGGTTCGCCAAGTTGACTGGCCCGTTGCTATCCTTGATCCGTACGATGGTCGTGATAGAGCCGCTCCGCGTTGAAGTCTTGCCTACTACGTCTACAATCACCCGCTTGCCGTGCTTCTCAAGGGCATAGACGAGCGCGACGACTGCGGCGCCTTTGCGGATCATTGTTTCTGTGTCAACGTTCCACGAGGCGGTGACGTTGCATTGCAGATGTAGGATGCGGGGCTCTAACTCGATCTCTGCTGATACGAGCGTCATGAAGTCCTCCGGCTCCCCATTGACGAAGCGGCCCATGTCAAGCTGGTCGCCGGACACGTCGAAGTGAACCTCTGGCACGTAGAGGATCTTAATGATCTCCTCAGACAGTGTTGCTGACAGGTTCTCGATGCGCTTGATTCCGTCCTGCCAGCCCCGCTCTGCTAGCTCGATGGCCGCTTCACGAGAAGGAGTCTTTGTCCACCTGGTGCTCTCCGAATCCCTGCGGTCACTGGCATCGTCCGACGCCTGCTCTGCGGTAGTCGGTGTGCGCAGGAACTCCAGGAATGACGTGACGTTGCTGAACTCCTGGTGCAGATCAACCATTGCTCTCATCTCCTTCCACTGCTGGCTCCTGCGGCAGTCCAGCGAGGATCTTCTGCTTGTCGTCAGGCTTCATCCCGAACCAGATGAGACCTTCTTCTGCTTCCTCCATAGTCTTCCCAGCTTTGGTCATGGCTGCGTAACCTAACCGAGCGGTACGCATACCGATGATGGTGCCCTTGATCCCTTGCCGCTGTGCCGACTTGGAGAGTGCCTGCAAGCGGTCAACCCACTTCTTGTCTGGCACCAGCGCCCGCGTCAATTCCCAGTCCGTGTTCCACTCTATCTTGTACCAGCGGCTTAGGGTAGCCAGGTCAAGCTGTGCTCGTCCCACGTACTCGGTGTCCGCGCCTTTGCCATGCGTGTTCATTGCGGCGACGAAATGGCAGTCTGGGTGGCGGTCGCGCATCTTGTCAGCGAACCCGGCACGGATCGCGTCCAGCATCCCGTTCATGATGGTTAGCCCTGCTGGGTTGCTGGCGTCCATTTCGTCTAGTAGAATGACGCCGCCCTGTTCATACCCGCGGCACGCGAGCGAGAACACATACTTCCCCATACCACTGATGAACCCGATCATATCGCTCTTGCTGGTCATGGGTCCAAGAGGCACGGTGTAGAGTTCCAACCCGAGTGCTTTGGCGATCTCTAGTGGAGCGTGGGTCTTCCCGCTGCCAGCGTCTCCAATCATCGCCACGTTGACGCCCGCTTGTACCAGGGAAAGCAGCAACGGGAAGTTAGCGTGCTGCGGGCCGAGCTTCTTGACCTTCTTCGCGCCGCTGGGTAAAGTCTTGACCACCTCGATGCGGCGCGCCTTCTCGACGCGATCCTCTGCGTCTCTCGCAGCGTTCGCAGCATCGTCGGCGCGTTCCTCGGCTTTCGCCGCCTGATCCTTGGCTTCTTGTACCTGTTCTTGCATCGCTTCCATCTGGGTGGAGAAATGCTCGAAGTCCTCTTTATCCGCCTTCGTGCTGGTCCTGGGCTGAGCGTCTGCGTCCTCGTCGTACTCGCTACCCTCATCGTCATATGCGCCAGCGTCGCACGCAGTACCAGGCGGGCACTTCGTCTTGAGCTTCGGGTGGTACTGGATCATGTCCCCGACGGCGAAGTCCTTGTCGCAGCGGCGGCAGCGCCCTGCATACTTCGCGGGCATGACCGTCCACTTCCTCGACATGCGCTCCAGCGACAACTCCTTCATGTGGAGGACATGTAGCTCAGCGCCTTCTTGTGTTAACCCAGCGCCTGTGTCTCGACTGGCTTTGTGGGTGCGATCAACAGGGTGACCGCCATTGCGCCCATGGTGCGGCGGCGGCGCCCCTTCTTCGTACCAAGGCGAGCCGTCATGTCTGTGGTTCTCCCCGTCTCGTTCTCCGTTAGGAATAATCAGTGATGTACGTCGCATTGCTCTCACTCTCCTCGCTTGTGATGAGCCCAATTGCTCTGTGGAACCTGTCTAGGTCGAATCGCGGATTGTCTTCCTTGAAAAGATCGGCTAACAAGGTTATCACGATATCGATGCCCCAACGCTCGCCTGGTGTGACCGCCAGTGCGCGGGAATATTTCAAGACTGCTGCGATACGTTCATACCCTCGTGCATGGAGCATTGCCATGAGTCCACCTCCTTTCTAAAAGTGCCTCACCGCCCAACTGATCACGATGATGGCGATGATGCCTATTGGCCCGACCGATAGCTGGAGAAATTGGTTCATCCTCTCTACCTCCTTTCTAGTCTTCGTGCTGCGCTTCTTCCTGCTCCGTGTCTCTCACGACCTCGGCGACGCTGCCCACCACCTCCAGACTGAACTGCATGGCGTCCTCGAAAGACTGCCGGATGCTCGCCTCTGTCTCTCTGTCTTCTGGGTCGGTTACGACGATCTGCACCTGAAAGATTCTCATGCTCTCACCTCCTCTCTACCAGCGCCTAATGACCGCTGGCGTGTTCCGTACCTGCTGCAACGGAGCCGACACGATAGGATACTGTCCGGTGTACCCCGTGCCAACGCTCCGCGTAGCAATCCTTCTGCACCAGCCATGCCGACCTGTACCGCTGCACTTCCCGCCGAACCTGCACGGCGTCATGCCGACGCCTCCAGCATCGCCTCCGCCAGTGCGCGCTCCCGCTCTGTCAGTCCCCCAAAGTCGTCGTACTCCCGGTCGTCGTACTCCGCGCCTAGTGCCGTCGCCGCTTCGATGATGGAGAAGAAGTCCTTGGCCTCGTCGTCCGTCTCAAGAATGAGTACGACCGGACTCTCCTGCAAATGCTTCCTGCTTGTTGTGATCCTCATTGTCTCTCACTCCTTCGCTCGTATTATCGAATTCTACCTCTAGCAATCTCGCTGCCGTTGTCAATCCCCGGAGCAGTGTTGCTACCGAGCCAGCACCTACGCATTGACGCCCTTACTCTCTCAGACTACTACCAGCGCCTGTCTGCCGCCACTGCCACCACTAGCGCTGCCGCCTTCGTCCGACGCCTCAGCTACAAGCCACTACGCAGCTAGTAACCTTTTGCGCTTGCCAGATGCTATGCTGTTGTCAAGGTGCGGGCCACACTCCATAGTGTCTGTGGCTGATAGACTCATTGTAGCAGACCACCACGATAGATGCAAGCGGCATACCGGACGCCAGTTGTGAAAGTTGTCACAATCCACACTAGCCATCTGCTCCCGCATGTGCTACGCTATGAGGGCGATGCCAGCTTGGACGAGGAAAGGATGAACCTGTGAATACGTTAGGCGCCTGGATTGCTGAGCAACCTTGATCCGATGGACGTGCTGGGCTTCGACATTCACTTCTACCCCAATGCCCCCATCCTCGTTGATGTGCGCCTACTAGTCAAAGACGCCCTGCGGGGCGAGGAAGTCCTCAAGCACTACGAGTTAAAGGAGCTACCCTAGTGGGCACAACATCAGCCGCTACACTGAGGAAAGAGAAGGAGCTACGCGAGGCTCCCCAAGGCACGTATGTTGACCCTGCGCGCTACAGGGGCAAAGAGGGGCACGCTCTCAAGAAGAAAGAGAAGAAGACAGGCAGACTGTCCCCAGGCTCCAGAAAGAAGCGCCTCATGGAGCGTGCCGAGCGCACGGGGAGACCTCTTGATACGTCGTTGGCGCTGACGTATACTGATGATGAAAAGTTTGCCCTCATGTACTTGTGTATCAGGTCTGATGTCCGCACGGTGAGCCAGCAAGAGGACATACCTGAGAATACCATCTATGGTTGGTTTAGGCAGGTAGGAGGAATAGACAAGGTACGTACCTTCGTGGCTTCTAAGGCAGAGGTAAGTTTCTACAATCTGATTGATGAGACGGCTCAGGAAATAAGGAACCGTCTGGAGGAAGCTCCAACCGAGGAGTTGTTTGAGACGTTCAGGAAGATGATGGATGTGGCCGATAGGGCAGGAATAGCTGCTCCGGAACGGAGGGGAAGTGGCCGGGGTGAGTCTGGTGGAAGCCCAGGACACCCAGGGAACGGCGGCATCGTTCTCAACTTCAACCCACCTGCCTCAGGAGACGCCCCGCCTCCCAAGGACGCCGAGACGAAGGTCAGTGTGTTTGACGAGTAACGGGCATGGCGCAGCGAGCAGCGAGCTTGCGACAGTAAGTCCCGGCTTCTCGTCGAGGGAGCCCCGGTTTCGCTTGGCCGGGGCTTTCTCATAGGCCTCTATAAGTAGAGCCCGACTGGATACGGGTCTTGCTGCCCCTGCGAACGCTCTACCTTGACATAGCTGCATAGCTCTGCTACGCTATAAGAGACTGAAGCCTAGGCACCCCGTCCGCGTATCACGGCGCGAGTCTAGGAGGCAGCTAAGACTCGGAATGTACGTGACTCCGCATTCCGGGTCTTACTACCTGCGGGTGCGGGCAGAAAAAGGAACGCTTGACCTTCTCGCTTCGTGGCGCCTCCCTGGGCTGTGGGTGCGCGAACGCTCTACCTCACTTACATACGGGTGCGAGAACGCCTGCGAACGCTCTACCCGCTCAGCATAAACCTCCCAGGGTGCGGGGCAGCGGGCGGGGATGCGCGGCAGGCTGAAAAGTTGAGTATGCCGAGCCGAGCGAGGAAGCGATGGCGCACGCCGGTTGCACGGAGGAGTGCAAGTGCGGACGGAGTAAGAACGACGAGGAGCGGACAATCATTCTGGAGCCGACCACGTTCACGCGGCTCCTCAGAGTGCTGACGAAAGCGCAAGCGCTCGCTGGTGACGAGGAGGTCTCGTACTCCGACGTGATTGATGTGCTGCTTCAGAGTCGCGAGGACGGGGAGCTGGCGAAGGAAGTCTACGACACAGTAGTCTAGCGCAGGAGGCGACTGGCGGGTCGCCTTTCTTTATGGGTGTAGCTCTCCCGGGAACGGCTCTCCTTCTTTGAAGTGGAGGCTCGCCCGGGTGTACTTCTCTAGGGGAACGCTTCTCCTTCTCAGAAACAGCCTCCCAAGGCCGCGTGTCTGCCTCCCAAGGCTGGGGCTGGGGCTCAGGAGGCACGGGTGCGGGAGCGGGCACGAACGCTTCTCCCACTTCTGGCTGGAGCCAGCTTGACATAATGCAGCTTGACATAATGGCGGGAGGCGACTTGACATAATGCAGCTTGACATAACGGCAGGCGGGCGTTAGCGTATGCTGTGCTCTCGCGTTAGTGTATGCTAGCGGGTAGGTGTAGCGTATGCTACTACAGAGTGACAGTGTACACTACTGCTACATAGTAGTATATGCTACAGTGTAGCGTTAGCACACACTATCACTTTATCGTAGCACGCGCTATGTCGGCGCCATAATGTATACTACTACTACAACGTAGCATATGCTACACTATGGCATAAGTATACGCTACGGTCTGCTAGTTAGTGGTCACTCACTACGTTATGTCACGTTGGCTCCGTTATGTAAAGCGCTCTTTTTTTGGCTTCGATTAGCACGCCGTCTGTAGACTCGTCGTGCTTTCAACATATGTTCTGCCAAACTGCTACATATGACACATTATGGTAAGTGTGAATCTAGTGTGAAATGTTTTTCTTTTGAAAGCTGTCTTATTGTCAAGTAATGCATTGTCGCGCTCTCTACAATGTGGTTTACTGGTAGTGTCAACTGCCGCATCGCAACATGAGCGAGCGGCCAATTGGGAGAATGCCAGATGAGCAAGAAGAGCGAGAAGACGAGCAAGAAGAGCGCGAGAGCGATGCAAGATCGGCCAGCGCGAAAAGCGTTTGCATACGGTGACCGCGTGACGCCATTGACAGCAGCGCTAAAGAGTCTCGGCGGTAGCGCCACCGTCGCGGAGCTATTCGAGATGTTGCATGATGGCGATGATGGCGCATTCGCCACGCCACGACGCGTAGCCGCGACGGTGCGTGCACAGCGTGGAGCCGATGCAAAACTGGAGAATGTCGGTGGCGTGATTCGATTGATCAAGCGTTCGCAGAAGACAGCGAAGCGCGAGAAAATCAGCCGCAAGCGAACGCGCAAGTCTGCCAGCTAGCGCGTAACGCGAACGGTAGCGCCGTCACGAAATTGTGACGGCGCTATCGTTTGATGTGGAGGATGACTCCCAGTTATTTTCCTCTCCTCGACTCGCACTACCTGCCTGGTATGCGCCACGAACGCTTCATGACAACCCAGAGAGGCCATGCTATCGCACAACGCCTTCTGTTAAAACACTTAACATGACGTACCTCTTTGCGGCATGACGAGCATTTCTCTGTGCCTCCAGCAGTGCCGTCCCTCGCTTTTGTCGATTCACTCCGCAATAGAGATAGAGGCACTTTCTACACGTCATGTATCTCATCGTCCCTTCTTATATGCTTGAGTTTCAGTTTGAAGCAGCGTTCGGGCTGCTCTTTGCAGATGCGCACGGTCTTAGGCGATGAATCCTGGACGACAAGACGCCAGGTGGGGTTGTACTGACCACTACCTTTGTGTGGCAGATGGTTATGCCTGTGCAAGTGGAGAGCATGACCACTGGCAAGATACTGGGCTAGATCACGAGCGGCGTGTGGCACCGCCATCATTCTTCGATAGCCTCACTCATCCCGGTCTGCTGCCAATATCGGGTCGTATATGTCATCCTTTCGCCTGCCGTATCTCGACATATTCAGCCTTGACGCTGAGAGTGCGGGGAGTTTTTGTTTTGTCCAGATAGGACAATACGAGTATATCCCCCTTCGCGTCTTGAAGGATGCCGGAGAAACCTTCGAGCGGCCCGCTTATGACTCTGGCCTCTTTGCCGACGAAATTATGCCATACTGTCATTTCGTTCATCCTTTCGTATCTCTCTGTCTTCATATATAGTATAACAGATTGACAATACGTCTCCCTAACTCGTATACTACGGATATGACGATACTCGAAGTTGACCTCCACGAGGGTCAACAACGCGCCCAAGACAGCAAAGCGAAGGTTATTGCTGTTATTGCGGGTACTGGCGGCGGCAAGACAGCATACGCGCCTGTTTGGGTGCTCACGGAGCGCGGAAAACTTGCCCAAGACCGAAATATGCAAAAAACTTCAGGTATTGTTGTTGCCCCCTATAAAATCCTGCGCCGCACAACAATGCCGACGTTCCTCAATTTATTTCAGAACAAACTCAAGCTAGGCGACTGGGAGAGCCGTCAGGACGGTATTTGGAAGTTTCACGAGGGAGGCTATGTCTATTTCTGCTCCGCAGACACGCCTGAGAGCATTGAGGGGGCACACGTCCATTGGGCGATGCTGGACGAGGCGGGACAAAGGCAATTTCCCGAAGAGTCTTTTCGTGCTGTGGAGCGCCGTGTGCGTTTCAACGAAGGCCGTATACTCATTACGACTACGCCCTATGTTCTGGGTTGGCTCAAAGAACTCGCAGACGCCTCTCTGTTGCCGGAGAGCGACCCCCGTGCGCGGAAAGATGTAGAGGTCATTACATTTTCGTCTATTCAGAACCCTAGATTTCCTAAAGAAGAATTCGAGCGAGCGCGAGCAACGCTGCCGCCTTGGATGTTTCGAATGTTCTACGAGGGCATCTGGGACAGACCAGCAGGCCTCGTGTATTCGATGGTGCAGGACGAGCAGTGGATTAACTTTGACCAGCTACCCGAGGACTGGAAGCACTGGCAAGGCTATGCAGGCATGGACTTCGGGTATCATAACCCACAAGCGAACGTCTACGCGGCTATCTCTCCTCATGATGGCCGCATGTATGTCTTCGATGAATATTACCAGGCAGAACGTACAAATGCTCAGAATGCCCGCGAGTCTCCTCACAAAGAGAAAGTGCATATGGCGTGGGGTGACCCGGCAGCGCCGGAAGCGATTGCAGAGTTTGTCAATCAGGGCTGGCGGCTCACAGCCGCGCCCCGCGTAGATGTCCTCGATGGGCTCAAGAATGTATTTGAGCGCATCCTTAGTGGCCAGTTAGTGTTTGTGCGCGGCAGGCTAGAGCATCTGGGGAAAGAGCTTGACTCCTACATGTGGGACGCTGATAAGGCAGATAGCGTGGTGAAAACAAATGACCACGCCTGCGTGCCTGGAGAGACATTGGTTCATACTCCTAGTGGAAGTGAACGAATCGACCGCCTCCGAGTTGGGGATATGGTTCTTACGAGAAAAGGCCCACGTCGTATCGAAGCTCATGCTCTTACCGCCTATAATGCGCCGCTTCTCAAACTTGAAACAGAAAATGGCTTTTGTGTAGAGGCAACAGCGGATCATCCCGTCTATACTAGAAATCGCGGTCTTGTTCGTATGGATGCACTGCGATATACTGATACAGTATGGACTCACCAAAACCAGGACTGCACAAAACGGCCAGGCGTAAATGGGGAAAGGCTCACGGGCCTATCCCTCAGGGAATGCATGTCCACCATAAGGATAAAGACAATAGGAATAACGAGCTATCCAACCTGGAATTACTTACTCCAAAACAACATGCCCGAATCCATACCTCTCCAGAGATTACCCAGAAAAGACGAGCGCTCCTCGATGAGATTCGCCCGCTTACAAAAGTATGGCATGGCTCAAAGCGGGGGCGAGCTTGGCATCGTGAACACGCCAAGGATGGGTGGCGAAATAGGAAACCAGACTACATTCGCTGTCGAAGGTGCAGAAAGCTCTATACCACATTCTTCCCCACACGTAAGGGCTTCTGTTCCGGTGCTTGTAAGACAGCGTGGAGACGAGAGCGGGGAATTGACTGTGTACAAGAGCTTTGTGCCTATTGTGGCAAACGCTTTTCCCACACTAAATACTCAAAGCAAAAATGTTGTTCTAAGTCGTGTGCGACATATTACAGATACAAATAGAACCGCTCCCGTATATGCTATCTCCATTGAAGGAGAACACGAATTCTATGCTGATGGTATCCTTGTTTCAAATTGTGACGCTCTTCGCTATCTGTGCGTTGGCCTTAAGAATGCTGGAATAGGTCCATCTAAGAGTACATTCTATGAACAGCCTGCTAGTCCAGGGCGTATGTCTCAACTCAAGCAAACTGACCCTGCCCTGCACGATCCTTCTGTGAGTAACACTCCAGGTATCTTCTTAGGCACTCGTGCTGGTGCGAAGTCTCGCCTGGCAGGATTACCAAAGCGCTCAGACCGCCGCTATTGACGCCTCTCTCCCCGCGTGGTATACTCCTAGGCGAGATGCCATACGAGCTGCCGCTCCTCCACGTCTTCGTCTGCTATAGAGCCCCCCAGGCGCACTGCTTTCCCTCTTCAAGCTATGAGAAGCGGGTTGTCTGCCCGATGTGCGGTGCGGCAGGAGAGACTATGGTATTTAGACTCGGGGCGACACATGAGGCATGACAAGCTCGTGCAGATTCGGCAACTCCTCGCTCTGGCGGCGAGCACGACATTCCCTGCCGAGCGGGAGAGTGCTGAGAAGATGGCGCGAAGGCTTATGGAGAAGTATAGTATCCCTGTGTCTGAGGTCATGCAGACGTCTGAGGTCATGCCGCCCCGTCGCGTCGTCTATGCTGCTCCAGGTATGCACGTCACAATCGTCTTTGCTGCTACTAACAACATAACAATAACCTACACTACTACATCATCGGCTGCTTACTAGGAGGTACTATGGCCGCTAAGACAAAGAAAGAAGTATCAGAAAATGGCCGTAGGCAAGCTGATGATCCTCCCGTTCCCTATGCTGAAATAGGTACTACTGGACTCAAGCGCTTTGGTGGGGAAGTCCAGGAGGAGTTTGACCCTAATCTTCGTGGTCTTCGAGGTGTTCGTGTCTTTGACGAGATGCGGCGGAATGACCCTGATGTTGGAGCGATCCTCTTTGCCATCTTGCACGTGGCGCTTGCTTCTACTTGGTCAGTATTGCCCGCATCGGACTCCTCGTCGGATAAAGAAGCGGCAGAATGGTTAACAGGTGTACTTTTCGAGGATATGTCGCATTCCTGGCGTGATTTCGTTGTCGATGCCATGACAAGCAATGCTTTTGGTTGGGCGTGGTTCGAGATTGTCTACAAGCAGCGATTAGGCGCAGAATTCGAGCCTATGTCCAAGTTTGACGATGGGCGCATTGGCATAAAAAAGCTGGCGCTTCGTGGGCAAGAGACACTAGAAAAGTGGGTATTCGACCCTGGTGGCGGCGTCAAGGCGATGCAGCAGCGTGCGCACACCAGTCCAGACACCGCGACTATTCCTATCGAGAAGTCGCTCCTGGTACGCACATCTAGCGAGAAGAACAATCCGGAAGGTTTTTCTCTCCTTCGCACCGCTTATAGGCCGTATTTTATAAAAACCAATATGGAGGAGATTGAAGTCATCGGGGCTGAGCGGGACATGACAGGCGTGCTCAAGATTATGCTGCCCGCCAATGCCCAAGACACGGACTTCAATAAGGCCCGTGACATGGGTGAGAGGTACCGGCTGGACGACCAGACCTACTTCACATTGCAGCAGTTCGGTAAGGAGAAGCACGAGGGCTGGGACGTAGACACGATTAGCTCTCCAGGTAACAAGGTTGTTGACACGGACAAGACCATCATGCGCTGTAGCGCCCAAATCATGCGCTCTGTGCTCGCTTCGTGGCTGACGTTGGGCCAAGGTCGTACAGGGTCTTTCGCGCTTGCTGATGCCCAGAAGTCCTTGTGGACGCTTTCTGTTGGCGGCAGGCTTGATACATTTGCTGAGGAAGTCAACCGTTTCGTGGTCGCCAAGCTATTCGCGCTTAACAACTTCCCCGGGATTACCAAAGCCCCTACACTTGTGCATAGTGATCCAGGAGAAGTCGATCTCAAGGATCTCACGCCGTTGCTCCGTGTGCTTGGTGAGCTTGGGCTTCTCGATCCGTCTCAGGAGACCCTAGAGCGTCTAGCAGAACGCGCTTCGCTTCCGAAGCCTTCTCCCGACTCGGCTGATCGCTTGAAGCAAGAAAGGGAAGACGCGCAGGCGAAGATGAATGCGAAGCCAGAAGGCGAGCCAGACGAGCTTGGTAAGCCTAGTAATCTGCCTAATAATCAAGACAGGCAGCATCAGACCTAATGACGATTAGCTATACCGTCTCCGAGTATGGCACCAAAGCCGCCTTACGCCTGGTTGACCCTAATCGTATCAAGAGCATTAGGAATAAAGGCGTCTCTGCGGCTGCTGACTTCATGGTGGCGGTGTTTATTGACAACTCCAGAGACGACACAGGGAAGTATTGGCGCAAGTGGCGGAAAGTAGGACGTGGACAGGGAGAGCGTAGGGTTATCAATGACATGCCCTATGCCAAGTACGTCACAGGAGCATCGATGTGGACGACGTACTCTCCGCAGGGCGAGGCGGGCAACGCCTTCGTCAGAAAGATCGCACGCGAGTATGCGAAGGACGTCCGCGCCATTATCCTTAAAATCTATAGACGGGAGTATTCTCGCTAATTGTATGTCCTACGTCGGACTGTCGGCACGGGTATCACGATAAAAGCTAAGGATGTAGCCATTACCGTCAGGCTTACTGAGTTAGACTTCTTGGGAGGATGCGCAGTCATCAAAATCGAGAGAGATAATGGAGAGGCTATGGTAGAGGAAGACATGGGAGCAGGAGAGATGCGAAGACTACACCCTGATATACAATTACAGCTTCTTCGCATCTCTATTGCCACGCACGAGGGAACGCCCGCTCGTGTGGCTGAGTTTGGCATCTCTGCGCCGAGAGAAATACCAATTACGCGAGCGGAGCTTGACAATTGAGTCCCGATGTGGTATCTATCAAGGAGTACGGGATGATCCAAGGTGCTTCTGGAGGCTGTCGTGCCGTACTCCGGGCCCTCTGACTCATCCCTTCCCAAGCACGTCCAAAGTATGAGTCCCCTTAAGAGGAGGCAGTGGGTAGCTGTCTTTAATAGCTCGTTTGCCCGTTGTCAGAAAACAGGAGGTGCGAACTGTGAGGGTATTGCTATGAGGAATGCTAATGGGGTAGCAAAGAAGGCTTCATACGCCAGTCTCTTAGCCAGAGAGTCTAAAGGCAGATCGTTCATTGAGTTCTCTGCTGCTGAGCCACCTGAGACGATTAACATCTTTCCTCCCCCAGGTACATATAAGCACCCTGTGTGGGGTAGTTTCGAGGTCACTGAAGCGGGCAACAAGGAGTTCGTTACCAACTTCAATGCCCATGTCTATCAGAAGCACATCGCGCTTGACGCTGAGCATGAAACGAAGGTAAGTGGGGCAGTTGGCTATCTCGAGGAGCTTTCGATGAACGACGACGGCTCTGTTGAGGCTGCTGTGGATTGGACACCCCGTGGTAAGAAGCTGATTGCAGAAGACGCCTTCAAGTTCATTAGTCCAGAGTGGTACGAGCAGTGGACAGACCCGGCTACTCAACAGGAATATGAGAATGTCATCATTGGCGGGGCGCTGACGACTCGGCCATTCTTCAAAGGTCTACGATCTCTTGTAGCGAACGAGGACGGCATGTACGATATGGAGGATGGAGACGAAGAAGGTACTCTCGTCGGCCTTGTCGATGTAGACCTACAAGCGGCTATCGTAAGTGCCGCAAAAGAAGAATTTGGAAATATCATGGGAGAAAACCTGTCGGCAGTCAGCCTGCACGACGACCATGTGATTGTGAGTAATGGGAGCGGTATGTACTACCGATTGGAGTACACTGCCGCAGATGACGAGATAGAATTTACCCAACGTCCAGCAGAAGCAGTTTGGGAAGCAGCGGAACGTAGTCGCAAGGAGGATGATCAGGAGAAAAATCGCAAGAAGATCGCTCGTAAGAAGAACAGCAATAGCAAGGAGGATAACGTGGCAGAACTAGAAGAAATGGTCAAGGCTGCCGAGGGGATCAAAGACGAAAAGGAAAAGGAATCCTTCTTGTCTAAGATTGCAACGGCCCTTGGTATCAATGTCACCGTCACGCAGGATGAGGATGACGGCGATGATGACGATGGCGATGACGCCGATGACGACGACAAGGATGACAGTAAGAAGGCTTCTGAGCAGGTCACGTCTTTGACGGCGCAACTCGTCGCTTCGGAGAAGGCCCGCAAGGCTTCGGATGAGCGGCTTGGTGTGCTGGAAACAGCGTCCCGTAAGGCTCGTTACCGCGACATCATTCTCGGTCGGGACGAGGCTTCTGTCAAGAAGGCAAAGGAAGACGGCGCGACTCCGCTGCATCCGATGGTTGGAGACCTCGATGCGAAGTTGCAGATCATGGAGTCCCTTGAAGAGGGCTCGGACGCCTTCCAGGCCTACATAGCGGGTGAGCGTGAGAACGCGAACCGTCTGCATGAAGTGGGCACGTTCGCTGAAGTGGGGATCAACTCCACAGATGGGAACGTCGAGGCTAGTGTAGCCAGGGAATTCCAGGCTCGGGTAGCTACGCTCCGCAAGGATGATAAGGAGTTGTCCGAGGCAGACGCCATCACACGTATTGCCAAGGAAGACCCGAATCTGTATGCCAAGTATGACAAGGTAGTTACGGGCCGCAAGTCCGAATACCCTGTCTCGTAACGAAAGGAGGAAGCATACATGACGCTGAACAGGCTCATTAAGTCCATCTCTCGACCGGCGTCCGGAGACCTGTCCACTAACCAGTACCGTCTTGTAGGTGTGGACTCGGCGGGGCGCGTGGTAACAATTGGCAACTCGTCAACGCCGTTCCTGGGTGTCCTCATGAACAAGCCCAGCGCAGTTGACCAGGCGGCGGAAATTGCGGCGAATGGCAGCATTGTGAAGGTAGAAGCTGGAGCGACGATTGCTGAAGGGGATCTGATCACGGCTGTTGCGGGTGGAAGAGGCTCTCCCACTACGACCGATGCACACTTTACAGTAGGCTATGCTTTGACGCCTGGGGGCAGCGGCACCTTCTGCGAAGTGGCTGTCAATCCTGGCCAGCGTGCGAGCTAGTCTGAAATAAGAAAGGAGTAGGTAGATGCCACAACCGGATGTCGGTGACGTACACGTGAATGCCTTGCTCACTTCCATGAGCATTGCGCACATGAACAAGGAGGAGCACTACATCGCAGACAAGATGTTCCCCCTTGTGCCGTCTGACAAGCAGTCAGACTCCTACGTGGTGTATACACGTGGGGACTTCTTCCAGGGTAGCGAAGACGCGCAGGCCATGCGTGAACTTCTCCGCGCACCTGGAACTCGTGCTGCGATTGCTGGATACGGCTTCTCGACGGCCAACTACCGCTGCGATAACTTCGCAGTAGGTGTTGAGATCCCGGATGAACTTCGGGGGAACGCGGACGCGGTATTCCAGC